GTGGCATTACCCCAAGCAAATGGAGTTCCATTGATGTTGTTGTAGACCTGTAACTTATAACTCGGAGAACTTGTACCAATACCAAGCCCTGTGCTGGTGAGGCGCATGGCTTCAGTGTTGTTTGTGTAAAACGCCAGTGGTTTATTCGCTTCCGATCCAATCTGGGTGCTGGACGCATCAGAGTAGGCAAAGAAGTCCGAAGTCGTTGTCCCACTTAGTTGACCAACAAAGAAATAACCGCTTGTGGTGGATGAAGATGCCCCAAACGCAGTAGATGCCCGCGTATTTGCGCTGATAAAGCTGTTTACTTTTCCAAGCGCGGCTGCTCCACCAATCCCCAGATTCGTACCATCAAACGTCAGCGCAGAACCAGCCGTAGCTACTTTAGAGCCGTTAAGGTAAAGAACTCCGTTAGCCGTACCATTGGCAGTAGTGGATGTAGACAACAGTTGAACAGCGCCAGCATTATCTTTGTAGTACAACTTACCATCGGTAATGTTGATTGCTAGTTCACCAGATGCAAGGTTTCCTGCCGTTGGAGCAGCACTTGCCGTGGTTGAATAGTAAAGTTGGATAGGGCTGTAACCAGTCGCTGCCATGTTATTTCCTTAAAAAGTACCGCCGCTGATGCCACCAGCAACAGTTACATAGATATTACCTGTTTGTTGTACCCAAGTTCCAGATTCTTTTAACCACATTGTCTGTGGAGTTGTGTTTGTTTGAAAGTACAACTGATTATCTGTTCCATCCCCAGATCCTGGAGCTACTGCACCAATAAGGATAGGTAAACCTGCGCCGCTTGAGTATGCAAACTGTCCTGGTGTTGACCAAGTCAGGGTTGTTGGGGTTTTTGAGTTAACAAGCGCGATAGATACCCAAACAAGGTTTGTTGGGCTAGTCGGCGGGTTAGATGACCAGCCTGTTGGCGCAACTCCAGTGTTTGTTGTGAAACTCCACGATCCACCTGTCGGAGTGGCGGGTTGTGATCCAGCCACTTGGAATACGTACCATTCAAAATACGACCCTCCGTAAGATGGGTTGTTCCCATACAAACCAGCAGTTTCTGCTACACCACCATAAAAACCAGAGGTTGTCATCAGAAAGTACCTCCAGAAATTGCTTGGTTCTTCCAAAGTGCTGTAGTAGCGTCATAAATTAACGCTTGACCAGTTGTCGGAGAACTAATTAACACGTTGTGAAGTTCATCAAGTTCCCAACCGTTGTAAATGTGAATCTGAATCTCACCGTTTACAGCATGAGCACGTGTAACCACGCCTAAGTAAACTAAATGGTTGGGAGCAACAGGTTTGTTTGCCAAACCATATACAACCCCACCAGCAGTTGTTGGCGACAACCAAACAGGATCACCTTCTGTTGCAGCAGAAGTATCAATACCTGCAATCAAACCTTCTGTAATTACCAGACCTGTAGATCCAGTAGTCAAAGTACTGTCAACAAAACCAACAGTCGTTGCAGACGTAGATTCAGCATTTGCCTGAGCTAAAGAAATGAGCGCGTTTGCCCCAGTAGCACCCGAAATGTAAACAACAGCGCCTTTGTTAATAGTAGAACCTGTAGCATTCTTTACAGGCAACTTAACTTGAGTTGCGTAGTTGTCAATCCATTGGGTGTTGTAGTTGGTAGCGTCAATCTTTGACAAAACCTGACCAGCCGTACCACCAGCAGCAACGCCAGCGCCTGTAGGTCCTGTAGGCCCAAGCGCACCTGTAGGTCCCGTAGGTCCAGCAACAGTAGATGCAGCGCCCGTAGGACCCGTAGCCCCTGTAGGACCTGTTGGTCCAGCCACCGTAGACGCAGCACCTGTGGGTCCTGTGGGTCCTTCAATGCCCTGTGATCCTGTGGGTCCTGTGGGTCCAGCTACTGTAGACGCAGCGCCTGTGGCTCCTGTAGCGCCCGTAGGTCCTGTAGGTCCAACCGCTGTTGACCAATACGGAGCGCCGGTAGGACCGTTAGACATCAATACTTGTCCAGCAGTACCAGCAGAAGGAGTTGTGTTTCCTACTTGGATAGCACCGCGCAGGCGCGTGACAGTAGTATCGGTATTGCCAAGAGTTACTTCATTGGAAACAGCGGAAGAAGAAACGTCAGCTCTGTCACCAATAACAATGTTGTTAACACCATCGGTAATAGAGCCACCAGCTTGATAACCAACAACTGTGTTTTTACCGCCAAAACTTAATGCAGAAATGGTGTTGTAACCAAGAATGGTATTTTCACCATTTGGCGACACACCTGCTGAAAATGTATTGATGTCATATGCCTGCGAGAAAACAGCAGGCATACCACTCAAGTAAATTGTTAATTCAGGATAAGTTCCAGGAGTATAAGTAAACGATGTAATCGTTCCCCAAACTTGCGTTGTGTAAGAACCAGAGTTATATGGTCTTGCGTTTAACGTCAAAATCTGACCAACAACAATCTGATTAGCCAAATAAGCATCAATGATTTGCTGAAGATTAGGATAGCCTTGGGTATTTAAAATAATTCGGTTGTTACCAGGATCGCTGGAAAATACAGACGCTAAACTGGTTACGTTGTATCCAACAGAATACTGGTTTGACTCTGTCTTTCCATATACAGAACCAGCAATCAAAGGCAAAGCATAAGCAGCACCCGGACCTGTAGGACCCGTGGGACCCAAAGCGCCCGTAGGACCCGTAGGTCCAGCAACAGTCGATGCCGCTCCTGTAGGACCCGTAGGACCCGTAATTGAGGCTCCAGTCGGTCCAGTAACACCCTGACTACCCTGACTGCCTGTGGGACCCGTAGGACCTTGAACGCCCTGACTACCTGTCGGACCTGTATTACCTTGAGCACCAGTAGGTCCAGTAATGGAATTACCTTGTGCGCCTGTCGGACCCGTAGGACCTGCAACACCTTGAGCGCCTGTCGGGCCAGTAATTGAATTGCCCTGCGCTCCCGTGGGACCCGTAGGTCCTTGAATACCTGTGGGACCTGTAGGACCAGCGCGGTAAATAGGACCGGGAAGCGACCAAGCTAGTGCAGACGTATTGCGTGAGTTAACAACCGCAATAGACATCCAAACATATTGACCAGGATTGTTAGGAGGAACACTTGACCAACCAGAAGGGGCAGTTCCTGTGTTTGTCACAAAACTCCAAGAACCGCCAGTAGGTGTAGCAGGCTGAGTAGCAGATTCAATAAAAATCAACCACTCAAAATACGTTCCACCAACAGTAGCTGGATTACCGTATAACCCGACAGTCTCTGCGCCAGCAGAAACAATCTCTACGCCACTTGGAGAACTTCCGTAAAGGCCACCTGTTGCCATGTATTACCTCACCGGAAAGAGTAGCGATAGTCGCGGGGTTGGAACTCGCTTGTAAGGTGTTGGTCGCCACCTTTCCACTTGCCACGATAGTTCTGGTCTTCAATCAAACCATACGCATCATCAAACATTCCTTGCCACTTGGCAGCTTCTTTGTCGTTCTTGTTCTTTTCATAGTAAGAAGCAAGAGTTCCGTAGAAGTAACCTTCAGGGAAAGAAGAAAGGGCAGAGTTGTTTTGAACCAACGGAACCAATGGGTCACCAGTGGGGCTAAACAGGAAAGGAAACGTGCGGATGTAATACGCTTTAATGTTGACGTTTTCACCCGGATTTGGTGTAAAGACGTAGTTGGGGCCAACCTCGGAGAAAGAAGCCCGAATAACCCGTGGCACACCAAATGGACGCACGTAAAGCTGGTCAATCATCCGGCGACGAATAATCTCTCGGTCGCCAACACGGTCATAAATAATCCAAGGACCCATAGACGCCGCTGGAGTCCCGGGTTGAACCTGCGAGTTAGGAGTCTCTTGGAAAAACAAAATAGGCATGTTCATATCCGCAGGGATAGGAGCCATACCTTGTGCATTGGTCACCAAGAACGTAGGATCATCGCCATAAGGGTTTGTACGTAGAGCAGGCAACTCAATCATACGCATCTTAAGTTCAGCAAACTGGATAGATGCTTGGATCTCAACAGAAGACTGCGTAGGAATCTTCAAAATAGCCGTAGGCAGGGTATATGAAGTCCAAACCGTATCAGGGTCGTCAACAGTAATCGTTGTACTGGTAACACCAATAACCACCGTAAAAGTTCCAATGGTTGACGGACCAATAAAGTCGCCAATCTGGACTTGAGAACGGGGATCTGCGGAAACAGTGATAACGCCAGTAGAACTGTTAAAAGCTGTGGCGTTGATACCAATAGTGGCTGGAATAGCTCCTACCCATTGTGCTACACGGCTAACAAGGACGTTAGCAGATTGGATAAATAGAGCCATGTTTCATCCTCACTTCGTGGGTATTGCTGGATTATAAGGAATTGGAATTTTTCCGCTAGGGTGGCAGACGAAATCTGAGTAGTATTCGTTCACAATCGCGTAAAAAAGAACCTTGTCTTCTTTAACTTGCTTAATCAGTTCCCAAGGGCGATTATTAAACCAACGTGAACTAATCTCATGTGCAAAACACTTGGGAAGGTCCATCATGTGAGCAGTTCCAGCAAAGAACGGGTTATCAGTACCATGTTCTTTGTAAAACTCTCTCAAATGTTTACAGCGTTCGCGCACTTCTTCGACGTTCTTTTGTTCATATTGAACGTAACGTTCTCCGTTTACTGCGCCAATCTTGTAGTTGATATTTGGAGTGTTGAAAGTCTGTGACCAAGTACCAGACTTAACTTCGTTATACAACTTGTCGTTTTTACGCAAAACCCCGTCTACACCACTTTCAAGAATACCTTGAAGGTAGTAATCCTCGTTGATACGGGCTTCTTCGTTGTTCAAATTCAATTCCATACTAATCTCCTTACCAAAGGAGGCCCTTTCGGACCCCCTTCAGAAAAGACCCTAATTAGGTCAAATAGCGCTGGCACTGGGCGCTCGGACGAGGACCCGTCACAGCAGCACCAGTCGGGCTGATAGCAGCCAGAACAGCCACACCTGCGGGGTTGCGCACGATCAAAGTGCCTTCCATGATGTACTGGTCCAAAGAAGCATCAGCGTTGCTGAACACTTCGTTGTTCGGGCCAAGTTCACGCAAGGAACCCCACTGCACCACATCCGGGTTCAGGAACAGGGCGCTGGTGTTGTCAGCACCAGTCTGGTCCATAACCCAAGAGTCGTCGATCTGGTACGTGTAGTTGAAGTCGCCTTCATACGTAGAGATCGTGTCGCCCTTATCAGCCGGGTTGAAACGGTTGATAGAACGGCTGGTGGGCATCATGTCGCTGATGTGGGTACGCATCGAGGTCGGGACCACCATGTTGGTGATCTTGGCGTTGAAGCGTTGTTCAGCGGTGGTAACCAACTGCTTGTACAGGTACGGGCTGAACTGTTGCAGGGTCACGCCAGTAGAGAACGTGAAGTAACCCAGACCAGCGTTAGCCAGCGAACCGTTAAAGGGCTGGTTGGTAGCCGTAGCCGAGGTGGTGTCGTTGCTGTCGGAAGCAGCCAAGTTCAGGACAGACGTACCATCGGTATCGTTGCCAGAACGAGTGCCAGCGAAAGCGTACAACGAGCCAAAACGACGACCGTTGTTGGGCGATGCGCCTTGGGTAGCGGCTTGACCAGAGTACTTGATAGAAGCACCGTCAGCGCGAACCATTTGCAGCTCAACGTCAAACATGATTTCGGTCAACTGCTTGACTTCTTGATAAGCCTGGGGATCGCCACCAGCCTGCTCCACAGCACGTGCAGTGCCAGTAGCACCAATCACGGTCGTGAAGATCTGGGTGTAGTTACCCAGGTTAGAACGGGTGTTCGATGCAGCAGCAGACGAATCAACAGAAGCACCTTCCAGTTTGGCGTTCAAAGCCGGAACACGGAAGTAGTCGTTGGGCCAAATGTGCAGGGTCGAGTTGATCTTGCGCTTCTTGCTCATAGCCATGTTCGTGATCGGGGTACGATCCTTCACATAGTTAGAAACAGTCATGTCAAGGTCTTTGACCACGATGTCGGTTGTATAGGAACCGTTACCATTACCGAGAGCGGCAGAAGTGATAGTTGCCATGTTAAATTCTCCTGATTATCGACGGCGTTGTTTGTTTGCCGTCAAAAGGGTTGCTAAAAGATCTCGCGTTGCGCCTTTATCACCAGACGCCGCTTTCTTTTGAAGTTCTTCAGCCTTTGATTCTTGAGCGGTCTTGCCTTTTGCCACAGGCTTACTGGCTGCTGCCAATGATCCTCCAGCATTTCGCACTTTCGGCCCCTCTCGGAACTTCATACCGTCACGAATCAAACCCAGTAGATATTCATCACTGGATACCAGATCAATGTTCTGGACACCAGGGACAAACGATCCACTAGCCCCTTTCCAGTCCTTAGACAGCTTTTCACGGAGTTCCGTAAACACTGCCTTGTTAGCCAGTTCCTTATCCGCAAAACTCTGACGAGCCTGTTCCAGTTGTTGTTGGACAAACTGGCTGCGAACTTGGTAAAACTGCTCAACTTTAGGTCTGTTCGCCTTGATGAACTCGGACTTTTCTTGGATTAACGCTGCGTTCTGTCGGATAGCCGCTTCAGCTTCGCTACGTTGCACCTCGTCAGTCGCCCTGTCACGGATTTGCGTCCATTGCTGGTTATATTGCTGAAGAGTTATCAGTTCATCCGCTGCGCTTTGCAACGCAGGAACCACTGTCAACTCTAAACCAATCTGCAATCCGTCAAGTTCAGCTCGACGTTTGGCTTCATACTCTTCAAATTCAGCGCGTTCAGTTTTGAGCTTACGCGAATTTTCATCAATGTCGCTAGTTTGACCAAGAAGAGTCGCCGCCTTCTTTGCCGTAACTTCTACAAAACCACCTTCGGCGTTCTTGTTTGGGATACGGAACTTAAAGTCCGGGTTCTGTTCTGCAAACTCAAAAAAGTTAACAGGATCACTATCGCCATCGGCGGGTTCACCAGTTTCTTCTTCGTTTACAGCTTCTTCAGTTTCACTATTAACATTTTCAGGTTCAGCTTCCTCAACAGGAGCTGCCTCCGGGGAAGATTTCTCTTCTTGTCCGGCTGGAGGTGGTGCGCTGTTATCAGGCTGTGGATTGTTACGCTTGTTAGCGGCAATCATTGCAGCGATGTCAGCAACCGGATCTCCAGTTTGCTCAGGGACGGTCGGGTTAGCGATAACGTCAGTCATATATTACCTTATTTCGTTAAGTTTCGGCTTTTTTAATAGCCACCTTAGCGAGATATTCATTCTTTTCTACAAAGTCAATGAAATCTCGGACTCCAGCAACATAATGCCCGTTGCTAATTCGTTCTTGGTCGTCTTTACATTCCTCTAGACGCTCAAGTAAGTTAAACCTGTACAGGTTAAACAACAATGCAAAATCGGCGTTTTTAAGCAGTCTGCCTGCCGCCTCACCATTCTCAATAACTAGAGTTCGTCGAGATACATCGGCCTCCTTTGCTGTGTCTGAAACACGGGTTCGTTTGTTGAAATACTCTCTAATGCGTTCTACTAATGATTTTTCCATGCTAATCCTTAATCAACTTGGACTGCCCTCAGTTTTCCAGCCTTAGCAGCCATCATTTCAAACATATTGTCCGTATCAATATCTTCAGCTTGTTTCATCTTGAGTTGGGCAGAAGCCTGCGACTCCATAGACTTAGATTTGTTCAATTCAGTCTTGGATTGGAATTCTTGTTCTGCAACACCAGGACCTTTTGCCGCTTGAGCCTGAACAATCTTCATGGCTTCTTCCATTGTTGGCAAATAAGCGTTAATGTCTTTCACACCCAAAGCACGGAGAGTGTCTTCAAAAGGACGTTTGACCTTATCAAACATTTCAGGCACTTCAGGCGGGATTTGAGTCATTGCAGCCGCAAATTGTTGTTGAGCCTGAGTAATCAACTGCTGGCGCGTGAGGCGGTTTTCGTCCGACAAGAAACCCAAAGCCATGTCTAGGTTAATCATCTTGCGGTCAATAAACTCAAAGTTCTCCATAGAGATAGCATCCATAAACGGACCACCATCTCCACACATTGCCGCCAACTGCTGGATGTTGTAGTCATCAGCATACTGAACCATTGTCTTCCACACGATATAAATCACATCGCGTAGACCAATTGCACAGTTTTTAACCATCTCATCCTGAATCAACTGATTCGGACCCATTGCCAACTGCAACTTAAAGCCCGAATTGCCGTCTTTCATCACTTCAGGGTTCAACACATCAGATGGGCTGGTCATGCCAATCATTGCCATACGGTCTGATTCAAACCGTTGCATAGAAGACTGCACATATCCCAAGTTACCCTGCATCGGGGCAAACTCAAATACGTGCTTGGTAGCATCAAACTTGCGGTCCAACACAAACATGGCAGACACACCACGCTGGATCTCTTCAGCATCTACAAACTCAGGGTTTACACCAATACGAGGGGTAGAGGCTTGCATGGCAAACGCCATTTCAGCACGGCTAATAGACGTACCGTATTCCTGCATCGGAACCAGACGTTCTGCCAAAGAGTAACCAAAGAAGTTACCAACAATAGGCTTGGGGCACATGTTGGCGCAGGGAATAAACTCGACTTCTTTTTCGTAGATAACGTAGGAACCTGAAAAACAGACTTCAACGGTTTCTTCTTCGCCATCACCGTCAATGTCTTTACGGATCCAGGCGGTAGTAATCATCACTACTCGGCTGTATCGGTCGGCTCCTTGGGAGGCAATAACGCCTTGTCCTGGGACAGGTGTAGAGTCCCTAGCATGGAGCGCCAAGTCGTTCTCAAGTGCTCCCGCTTGGTATGCGCCAGCAGGTCCATAAGCTGCATGGTCTGCAAACTTTTCGAGGTCGATGTACGGGTACTGGGCTTTGGCTTCATGGATGGTCATTGGGTCGTAAAACCCGCAGAAATCTTGATCTTGAATGGTAGGAATCGTAGGATTACATACCCAGTAGTGTTGAGCAACGTGTTTGATTCTGATGGTTGTTGAATAACCTGTCAGTTTGTACTTTGCTCGGTAAATCGTGTTGTTTTTGATGGCTTCTTGGACGTCTTCGCCACTGGGTTCCTGCATTTCTTGCTCAGGAACCATAGATTCCATCATCACGCCTTCTAGATTGACGTCAATCTTACGCATCTGCTGGCGCTTGGCAGTCAAACCCTTCTCTGCTGCCAAAATCTCAAAAGAACGCAGTTGATCTCGCGTACCCTCTACTTCTTTGTATTGAGTAATCGGATTGCGGATCGGGGAGATCATCACAATACCGTTTTTGTGCAATAACGAATCTTGTGCCCAGTCACGGATGACTTGGTACGAGTCGTTTTTGCTGTTAATCATGTATTTGACCATTTCAGTCGCCTGAACAGCACCTTTGTCGTGTTCAGTAAAACGCTCAAACTCAAAATTAACCTTGCCTTGAGGCATCAGGCACTTGGTAATGACAGCAGTAGCGTAATCAACGCCTGGAGACACTACTGGATAGATGTAATCAATACCACGGATAGGTTCCGTAGAGTTAGAAACCGGGATGTTTAGATAATGGTAATCAGACATCCGGTTGAGAGTGTTTTTCGCTTGAGTTAGACGGAGGTAATCCACCATCTTCAAGTACACCTCATGGGCAATCTGATATTCAATACCTTTATTGCCAGGAGGACTTTCCAAGCTCTCAACAACGATGTTCTGTTTATCCAGCATGTTATATCCTTTGCACTTTGCCCTCTACAGGCTTAAACCTGCGGAACTCAAAGTTATTAGCCCGACTGACAACCGATTCTCCGTGGCCTTGAATTAACGCCAATATGCCAATACGCGCAGAGTCAATGTGATCGTCAGGATCAGTAAATCGTCCAGCATCGTCAATAGCATAGTTTCTGGCCTCATCCAAAAAAGCCTTGCATGACTCGTTAATCATAAACGTGCCACGTTCCATCCCAATCCGCATTATATTGATTCCGTATGCTTTATGGTTAGTAACTTTGCCTTGATCGTTGGGTGGGTTAAGAATAGCACCTTCAATACAGTTTAGTCCATAAGTATCTTCAAAAACTTCACGGACAGATTGTTCGGTTAACGTATATCGCCCTGCTGTTGCTGCATCATGCGGGAGAGCAATCGGAACCCCTTTTGATTCCCTGTCCAACAAGTAATGTACGTATTCGTCAGGCGTTTCCCCAGACGGGATTGTGATTTGCCTGTGTAAATAGATAATTTCTTCAACAGGATTTCTGAAAAAGAACGAGATAACTGTCGGGTCATTCTTAATTCCAAGGTCAAACGAGATCAATCTTTCCATTTTCTCGTTATCACGTAAATCTACGTCTTCAGACTTATAAGTAGGCCATTCCAACAACGGGAAAACCACACCTTTACCAACCAACGGAATACCTTTCATCCGGCATTCCCGCTCCCAAGGCATAAAGTCTCTAGATAATTGATCCCGCTCTTGTTGGGAAAAGAACGGTTCTCCCCATTCGTTCTCATAAGGAATGTCGTCCCAAGTCACCCTCACATGCGAATAACCGTCAACTTGATCCCAGAACTTACGGACTAAGCCAGACAAACCTTTGAGGGGCGTAAAAGAACAGATAACTTGACCGTTCCGTGCCGCAGTTCGTACAACGAGTTCTGAGAAGGTATCGTCAGGTGGTTGTTCGTCAAGGACGACGAGGTCCAACTCGAAACCTTGGAGGTGTCGCACTTGTTGCGTATAGTTTGAGAAGTAAAGTTTTGACTTTCCACCCGTAACGTGCCAGATTTCAACAGCCAACACGTTTGCACCGTCTGTACGGATAGATTTGACATCTATGTTCTCCCGTGGAATTGAACCTGTCCCCAGTTTATACGCCTGTTTGATGTCATCACAACCCAACAATTTAGACTGTAATGTCTTGGCAACCTGTTCCCAGGATTCACCAGCACACATCGCAATAATCGGTTTATCCCAGACCTTGCCATCCCAACCTTCTGGGTACTTTCCGGTCAGGTGATATGCAGTCTCATAGGTAGACGCAATCGTTTTACCAGCTCGGTTGGCAGCAATCATGCCTCGACGGACACTGTTTTTGCCAGTTTTGAAAAACTCTTTTTGGTACTTAAAAGGGCGAAACCATTTCAACTGGTTAAATTGCATGTCACTAGCGATCTTGTCTCTAGCAACTTTCATTTTTTTCAGTTGTTCAGCACTGAGTTTTGCCAGTGTTCTTTTACCACCCGCAACTTTTACAAGGTATTTGAGTGCCCTGTCTTTGTAGATAGGGAGGATGTAGTCACTAGCTTCACTTTTTGCCATAGGTGTCGCGCACGTTTAACAAAATTTGAGCAGCAGAAGCAAGATAAAAGATGTCTTCAGGCGTGAGTTCTGTCTCGTTATGCAGGTTCTTTTGCAACCTTTCCAATGTCTTACGAGCACAGACCTCAGCCTGTCCTGCTAACTTATCTCGAAAGATAGAAGCGTAGTCCATTACGCCCAGGGGTTAGCAATGTTCTTTTCGGCAATAGAGACAACTTCTCGGTCAATCAAAGGCCAAATACCGCCGCCCTTTTCACCCACACAGTACGCATACAAACCACGACCTTGTGCAGTAAAAGTGCCGTCAGCATTACGCATCAGACGCTCTTCTGTGCGAGGGTCCATCCACGTATATTTTTCAGGTACGTTTTGACCGTACTTGTTGATACGAGATCCAACAGCCTGTTTCTCAAGAGGACCCATTACTTGATACGTAATGACGTTATTCTCATACTTCCTAAAGCTGATATGAACTTTACGATCAGATTGAGGGTCAAGAGGGTGAGGCATATTAGTAGCCCCAAAGAAATGGACTTGCGAATCAGGAGAAGGTAGGTCTTCACTTCGAGGAGGTAGAGCAGGAATTGGGTCTTCAGGAACCAACTCTTTACGGTCTACATAAGGGTTTTCGTCTGTCAAGAATTCAGACGGGATCTTCTTACCTTCTAATGCCGCTTTTGCAACGACATATTGGTCATCTTTTGGTTTGCCAATAAGGTCTAACGCAATCTGTGTACGGTCATACACAAACTGCGCTAGTTCTTTAGCGGTGGGAAGATCTGCTTTTAGCGATTCAATGTCATACGTTGCCATACTTTTCTCCAAAAAATTACTTAGGTTTCTTTGCTGTTTTAGCAGCTTGTTTAAACTGCTTTGCGGTAGGAGCGCCTTTGGTTCCAGGCTTCTTCATTTTCTCGCCAGAACCCTCTTTAATGCGTTCTCTCTTTGCATGAATGTTAGCGTAAAGACCTTGTTTCATCAGCACTTCCAATTCTTGAGTGATGCAGCTTTACGGGTAGGATTGCCTTTCTCATCTTTCATGGGTCCAGGCATACCACTCATACGGGCACAAAACGATTTCTTTCTTGCAGCATCTGCCTTTGTCTTGGGATTTGGGGCAGGGGCTTTTAGATTAGAACCCGTTTTCTTGTTGTAAGCAGCACGACCTTTGGCAGTCATGCCAGCACCTTTTTCAGTAGGGCGGTAATTAGCGCCCTTACCTTTAGTCGTTTTGGGAATCATACCCGCTCAGGACGAGTGCCTTTAACAAACTTGCCACCAGCAGACACATTATTAGTATGTTGGTTAGACAAGGTGTCGATCTTGTAAGCGTTTACAACAGCAGTCGCAACACTTTGACGACGATCATCTTCTTTACTACGGGTACTCAATTTATCATTGACACCTTTAGTAAGACCTTTACGCATCTGTGCGCCACCATTGA